GACATTTTTGACCCTTCCGTTGTTTTTCTGCCCATGCAGGACAAACCGTAATTTTTGCTCAGGCCAGCCAGTGATGTCTCGGATTTCCTGGCGTGTCAGTGGGCCAAGCTCAAGCAGACGAAGAAGCGCATAGGTGCGAGTCATTCTGTCCTCGCATAAACATCTTCAAGCGGCGGCCACTTTGGCTTTTGCCACCCTTCATTTTCATAAGGGTCTGGTTGACCCGTGAAGTCAACGTCATCGCATTCTTCGAAGTCTTCTTCCACACGATGAACACACATACCTGCGTTTTCGATTGGCATGATTTCACAGCCATGTGGATCGCCAAAACGGTCAATCACCCAAAACAACTCAATTGTGTTTTTGGCAACAGCCAATCCAACCCAACCACTGGAGTCACCATCGCTGGTCATAAAACGAAAATAGACGGCTTTCATTGGATGCTTCCTTCAATTTTTTGTTTTGTCATTCGAATGCAATAAAGAACACAGTAATAAATTGCATCATCAATGTCGCCTCTGAAATCGTCGTCAACGTCGCTCCAACATTTTGTTAGAAATTCATTTGCTTCCATTTTTTCGTACACATCAAAGCTGTCGAGATTCATTTTGCGATACTCCTACGAAGCGCAGCCATACGTTCAAGCTGCTCAAGGGTTGGGGGAACTGCTTTCAAGCGGTCCTGCTCGATTTTGACCAGCGCAGGGTCTGGACCTCTGTTGGCAGCAGGAACAGTTGTCCGGGCAATGTCTGCGGCTTGTTGGGCAAAGGATTTGTTAGAAAGCTCTTTAAGCTCATAAATATCCTGCCAATCATTGACAATAGATTTCTCCAAGATAGCTTGGACATCCTGACCAGATTTGCGAAATTTATCCAGCTTTGCAATCAACAATACAACAGCTTTTTCTGTTGCTGGTTTTTTGATCTTCTTCCTCATTTCAAGGAAGGCTTGCCAAGTCTCTAAAGGTATCCAATTTGGCAAAACAACAGGAGCGTCAGCGACCTTCTTTTTTGTGTTCTGTGTTATGTGTCTTGTGTCTTGTGTAGCATTGCTTTTGGATTGCATTTGCAATGCGTTCGCATCGACAGGTAAGTCCTTGTTTTTTATGGACTTTTTCTCCCAACGTGCCTTTGCACTTTGACTTGCTTTTGTAGATTTCTCGCCTGCTTTAGCAATTTCTTTATCTGCTCGATGATGAATCCATCCATCGTTGGTGCGCTCGAAATACTCTTGCAATACAACCGCAATGCAATCGGTATGCGAACGCATCCTTATTTGCCTTGCGACCTCATTTATTTCAAGCGGAATCGGGGATTCGTGAAGATAGTACCAGTCGAGCAGACGTCGATAGGTCAAGTCTTCCATCTCTGAAAGATGTTCAGTGTGACTTTTGTAGTCACCAATGTTGAATTGGTAATAGTGCATTGGCACACCCCTGCAATTCACCCCTCAAAAGAAACCGGCGGCAGGCGGGGGTGGATCGCTTTTCAGTTGGCTCATGACTTCCAACCTAGCCGGGTTTCAAACACTATATCACAGCCACCAACGGTCTGTCCAGAGCACTCTGTTTGAGTTCATCGACTTGCATTTGGTGCATTGTGCGGCTTGCTCTGCCGTCATGTCTGGCGTGGCTGGAACGCTCCATTCCTGGCCGTCCCACCAGCGAATCACAAGCGGGTCCATACCGATGCTTGCAGGCCACCAACCAATGCTAGGCGGAGGTCCTTTTCTCCATTGTCGTTTCATGTCTTGCCCTTGAGTAAGTTGGGATGGATGGTTTGAACTCTGTGTTGCCCATCTGGCTCTTGACGTAAGCCTGGAGTTGCGAGAGTTCTGCTCGACTATACAGCCCTTGTGCTGAGTTGCGCCAGTCAAATGCGTTGCCCGAACTCTTGATGACGTTACTACCGGGCCAAAACTGTTGTTTTTTTGTAACTGCTTTACTTGTCATGGGAAAGTTGATTAGAATTGTTCCTGGCAACATCGCCAAGACACGACACGATACCATGAACGAAATCAAATTTTCCAAGCGCACACTGCCGCTGATACCTGTCGGCCATCCACAGTTCAAGTGGACCTCTGGAGCCGACGTACAAGCCACTTGGCACCGCTACATGGGCTGGACTCCACCGTCTGGCCGCTGGCTCAAACCCATTGAAGTCGAGCGTCCTGCTCCCGCTTTTCTGAGGGTCAAATGATGGGCTGGCTAATCGGACTCACACTGTTCTTTGCATGGCTCACTCATGTGTTCACATGCTTTGCAGATGGCCTTTGGGGCTTTCTCGTTGCCGGGGCAATCATGTTCCCAATCGGCATTCTTCACGGCTTCTACCTTTGGTTTAATTGACATGACAGACACCAAGACACACTTTCGCAAGGCTTTTGATAGCCCGTATCTGTCCAGCGCCGACATCGTTGAACCGACCACGCTGACCATCAAGCATGTCCGTCTTGAGGCAGATCGCACCAAGAAAACCCGCGACCTGTTCAACACCGCCTACTTTGCAGAGCAAGAGATTCGTCCTGGCGAAAAGCTCAAGCCAATGATTCTCAACAGCACCAACAGCAAGGTTTTGAAGCAACTGACCAACTCGCCTTTTATCGAGGACTGGGCAGGCGTTTCAATCACCGTGTATGTAGACCCTGCTGTACGGTTTGGCAAGGAAACGGTTGAAGGTCTGCGTGTCAGCCCTGTGCCGCCTAAAAAGCGCCTCCAGGCCACCAAGCAAAAGATTACCGACGAACGCCTCAAGGTTGCGATTGAAAAGATCAAGGCTGGCGAGTTCTCGGTTGATCGTTTGCTTGAGCAATTCGTACTGACAGAAGAGCAAGACAAAATGCTCGTGGAAGGATTGGCATGATTACGTTTCGCGCATCCTCACTTGCAGACATCATGGCCGATGGCAAAGGTGAAGACGGTCTTTCCGTTGGAGCCAAGACGACCATCACCAACATGGCAAAAGAGTTCATCTACGGCTATGACACCGTTGTCACCAGCAAGTACATGGACAAAGGTTTGCAAGTCGAAGACAAATCAATCGCACTGCTCAACTCGGTGTTGTTCACGAACTATTCCAAGAACACGGAACGTCGGACAAAAGAGTGGATTACAGGCGAATGCGACATTGTTGGCAAAGACCGAATCCACGACATTAAATCGTCTTGGTCTTTGTCTACATTCCCTGTCCTGTCCTCGCAAGGTGAAGACAAAACCTACGAGTGGCAAGGCCGGGCCTACATGATGTTGTGGGACATGGACATCTTTGAAATCGACTATTGCCTGGTCAATACGCCTGATTCATTGATTGGCTATGAGCCTTACAACATCCACATCGTCGAACACATCGCACCGGAACTTCGTGTGACGCGCGTTGTGTACGAACGAGACAAATCATTAGAAGACAAGATCAAACGCAAGGTTGATGCGGCACGAAACTATTACGAGCAAGTCATCAAGGAAATTTCCCGTCAACACACTTTCTGAAAGTAAATATGCTCAATAAAGCACAAATCATTGGCCGAGTCGGCAAAGACCCGGAAGTTCGCTACCTGACCAGCGGTGACGCTGTTGTCAACATCTCTCTTGCCACCACTGAGAAGTGGAAAGACAAGAGCACTGGCGAATCAAAGGAAGCCACCGAATGGCATCGCGTCAACTTCTTTGGCCGTCTGGCAGAGATTGCTGGCGAATACGTCCAGAAGGGCACGCTGCTCTACGTCGAAGGCAAGATCAAGACGCGCAAGTGGACCGACAAAGATGGCGTTGAGAAATACAGCACTGAAATCATTGGCGAAACCATGAAGCTGCTATCAAGCCGAGGCGATAGCCAACCACGACAGCAAGCGCCCAAACCTCAAGAGAATCAGGGCAGCGGCTTTGATGACATGGAAGACGACATCCCGTTTTAATCAATGAAAGGAAATCACATGAAAACACGCATTTACGTTACCGGCTACGGCCAAACCATTCGATTGGTCAGCGCACACACCAAGCTGCAAGCTCTGGATTACGCTGCCAAAGGCATCATCAATGTGTCCGCAGTCAAGAAATCGGAACTTCCCGAACTTCTGCAAAAGGGCATCAAGATTGAAGACGCAACTGGCGGAAAGACTGAGGCAATTGAATGAGCAGTTACGCAGAAGTCGAACTCGACATCATCCGCTGGGCAGAAGAGCGCCAAATCATCCCGAACAGCACAGCCAAAGCACAGGCGCAAAAAACGCTTGAGGAAGCTGGCGAACTGCTGGAAGCTGCAACTGCCTTGTATGTGCTGCAACAGACTGGTGTGCCCAAGGAAGCGCCGATCTACCAAAAGTGGCTTGGCAAGTACAAGGACGCTGCTGGTGATGTGATGGTCACGCTCATCAACGGCTGCGCTCTGGCAGACGTTAACTTGGTTCAGTGTATGTATCTGGCATACGACGAAATCAAGGACCGCAAAGGGTACATGAATGCAGACGGAATCTTTGTCAAGCAGTCTTGATCCGAACGTCGAGGCAGTCCGACTCAAGCTCAAGCAAAGGGCTGAAGTCGGGCTTGCCAAGTACAAGACAGATACCACCCGAAAAGACATTGATCTAATCGGGTGGCTTCAACACCTTCAAGATGAATTGATGGACGCCAGCGTTTACGTCCAGAGACTTATCATTGAAGCATCGAAAGCGCAGTCTTCTCGACCTCGTTGACCCTGCGACCCCAACCCTTGCCAAAAACGTTCCATTTGGGCAATTCCATCAAGAACGTCATGCGGCGGCTTGAGTAGTCTTGGATGAGTTGAGCCTGGTCTTGGGCTTTGACGAGCGCCAGGGTTCGTGGGCCAATGGCACCGTCCACAACAGCGCCAACGCATTCTTGCAGAAACTTGGCGGCACGGCCAGCACCGCTATTGATGGCGCAATCAAACACGACGTAATCCACGCCTTCTGGCAGATCGTCGCCTTTGATTTTGTCCCAGTACCGTTTTTTATAGAGTGGCGCAACGTCAGCAGGTTTAAGCGCACGCATGGCCTTTTCGTCAACAGGATGGCCGACCCATTCTTCCCAGACTGCTTTGGTGCAACCCAGGTTGGTCATGCCGCCCGGATCGTCCGAATGATTTACAAAGCCGCCTTCGTGGTGGAGAACGGCTGCAAGTGCTTTGTCAAAGTTCTGTTTCATTTGTCGGCAGTAAGAACGCCGACAGCGCCAGCCAAAGCCAGGCCAACAGAAACGACAGCTTCGGCCATTGCGGGGGCAACAGGAACGCCGATAGCAGTCAGGATGAGAATCAGGCCACGCCAGGTAGAAGGCTCTTTTGCGCGAGAAATCAGATAGTCTTTCATTTCATCTCCAGTAATGAAAAAAAATATACACGCACCAAAGAACCATCCAAATCAGTGCAATTGCAGCAGCAAATGCAATGATCCAGTCTTTCATTTTGGAATGTGTACGATGGTTGCCCAAATGACACCGGCCATGCTGACCAGCATGATGCCTGCGGTCTTCATCAAGATTCCCTCTAGGCGCTTGAGTCGAGCGTTAATCTGCTCGTATCGCAAGGCGCAAACCGCCTCGTGTGAGTTCAAACGTGCTTCAGTCTCATTGATGGTTGCCATCATCGCATCCTCGGGCCATTCAGCCAAACAACAGCAGAATTTCTGATACCGGATTTAACAGGTATAACCCGGTGTTCCAAAATCGAAGGGAAAGCGATGAGGTCGCCTTTCTTCAGGTCAGCAGTATATTCTTGATACAGCTTAATTTGAAGCTCTCCGCCCTCAAATTCTGA